AAGGACATCAAGGAACCCGCGAGTGACGCAATGATGTATGGCACTGCGGTTCACACTGCCGCAGAGGAGTACGTGCGTGATGGCAAGCCAATTCCGAAGCAGTACAAGTACATGGAGCCACTGCTTGAGAAGCTGATGAAGATTGACGGTGAAAAGATTTGCGAACAGAAGATGGGGTTGAAGAAGGAAGACGGGCGGCTGGTGGCATGTGGGTTCGATGACCCACAAGTTTGGTACAGGGGCATAGCCGACCTGTTGATCATTGACCGTAAGAAGAAGGAAGCCCGAGTCGTTGACTACAAGACCGGGAAGAGCAGTCGCTATGCAGACCCCAAGCAGTTAGCACTGATGGCAGCTTGTGTTTTTGTGCACTACCCCGAGATAGAGTTCGTGCGTTCGGGGTTGCTGTTCGTGGTTTGCAGGGACTTCATACCTGTGGACTTCTCTGTACACAACAAGTTTGATATCTTTGCAAAGTTGGATGATGTGATCGTTTCACGTGAAACAGCCTACGAGACCGGGGTGTTCAACGCCAAGAAAAATTTCACTTGCAAAGCGTGGTGTCCTGTATCAGAATGTAGCCACAACGGAAGGAATTTACATGCCTTATAAGAACCCCGCTGACCGTAACGTCAAGCGCGAATACGAGTTAGAGAAGCAACGTGCGGGTGCACACGAGGCACGGATGGAACGTCAACGTGCACGGCGCAAGCTAGACAAAGAAGGTAAAGATGCCAACGGCAATGGCAAGGCTGACATGCGTGAAGGTAAAGATGTTGCCCACGTGAAAGCCTTGTCCAAGGGCGGTGGTAACGCAAACGGTGTGCGTGTTGAGAGCGCATCAACCAACAGATCATTTAAGCGCGGGGCTAACCACAAGGTGGTGTCCGAAGTAAGCGCGAAGGAACGTAAAAGATTATGAGTGTGTCATGATGTCTGCAAGGTAAGGTACGAGTAGTAGCAGACAGGGTTTGATTAGCCTAGCATAACCGTATCAGTCAACACCGTTTAAAACTTTCAAGCGGGGAGTTGACCGGAACCCCCACGTCACGGGGGACTTATAAAAAGAACCTGACACACACCGTGTTCAGGATGTTTCGCATCGGAGATTAGAGTGCAGATCATTGAGAACAGAGCGTTACTGTTGAAGGTACGCAACCCCGACAGGATCACTACGGTGATTCCAAAGAGCAAAGTTTTGTCAGAGGATGATGGAGTTTCGGAGGTATTGGTAAATTGGGATTTGGAGGAGGCCATTGTCCTGAAGAACCTCAAGTTCAAAGACATACCCTCGCCCATCAATGCTTCATACAAATGGCCGGGGCTGTATAAACCTTTCGCCCATCAAAAAGTTACATCGTCTTTCCTAACGATGCACCGGCGGTCGTTCTGTTTTAACGAACAGGGCACTGGCAAGACTGGCTCAGTCATCTGGGCATCGGACTACCTGCTATCAAGGGGCATCATCAAGCGGGTGCTGGTCATCTGTCCGCTGTCCATCATGGACACAGCATGGCGCAATGAGTTGTTCAGGCTGGCTATGCACCGCAAGGTAGATGTTGCCTACGGCAAGCCAGAGAAGCGCAAAGAGATCATCGCGGGGGATGCTGAGTACGTCATCATCAACTACGATGGGGTGGAGATTGTTGCCAGCGACATCCTCAAGGGCAAGTTTGACCTCATCGTGATTGATGAAGCCAACGCATACAAGAACCCCTCTACAAGACGTTGGAAGGTGCTCAGTAATCTGATCAAGCCGAACACGTGGCTATGGATGCTAACGGGCACACCTGCATCGCAGTCCCCCTTGGATGCCTATGGCATCGCCAAGCTGGTGAACCCCGAAGGGATTCCGCGTTTCTTTGGCGGGTTCCGCGATCAGGTCATGCACAAGATCACGCAGTTCAAATGGGTTCCCAAGTTAGATTCAGAACAAGTTGTCCACAGGGCGTTACAGCCTGCCATAAGATTTACTAAAGAACAATGTTTAGACCTCCCTGAAATGACTTATGTAACACGTGACGTACCACTTACTGCACAGCAAGAGAAGTACTATGAGCTACTACGTAGGCGTCTTATCGTACAAGCAGCAGGTGAAGAGATAACGACAGTAAATGCTGCTGCTAACTTAAATAAGTTGTTGCAATTATCAGGTGGTGCGGTATACTCTGATACAGGTGAGGTGGTTCAGTTCGATGCAAGCAACCGACTGGCGGTGTTGCGCGAAGTGATTGAGGAGTCTAGCCACAAGGTGCTGGTGTTTGTGCCGTACAGACACGCCATTGAGGTGGTTGCAGAGGATTTGCGCAAGCATGGATGCCCGACAGCAGTCATTCATGGCGGTGTGTCGGTGGGAAAGCGGTCGGAAATCTTTGAGCGTTTCCAAACAAAGGATGACCTACGGGTACTTGTCATCCAGCCACAAGCGGCATCGCATGGGGTAACCCTGCATGCCGCCAATACGATTGTCTATTGGAGTCCAGTGATGTCCGTCGAGACCTACCTACAAGCCAACGCACGTGTACACCGAGCAGGGCAAAAAAACCCCTCAGTGGTGGTGCACTTGCAAGGCAGCGGGGTAGAGCGCCGTATGTACAAGATGTTGGAGAACAAGATGGACATCCACAACCGGATCATCGACTTATACGGAGAAATGCTTAAATGAAAAACTCTTGACACTGTAAAGTTTTAGGTTATTATCCATACACAAACAAAAAAAGGAGAGCGTTATGACCGAGACAATATCGGTTGATAAACTCGTCGCCGTCTACATCAAGATGCGTGACAAACGTGCCGAACTTCTGCGTGACTACGAAGAAGCTGACAGCACGGTGAAGACACAGATGGAACTTGTGGAGACCAAGCTATTGGACACCTGCAAGGAAATCGGTGTTGACCGTCTTGGTAGCAAGCATGGTACGGTAATGCGTACGGTGAAGACCCGCTACTGGACAAGTGACTGGGAGTCCATGCACAAGTTCATCTTGGAACACAAGATGCCCCAACTGCTGGAGCGCCGTATCGCCCAGCTTAATATGAAACAACTGCTGGAGGAGAACCCGGATCTTACGCCTATGGGTTTGAACACTGACAGCAAATACAGCGTAACTATAAGGAGAACCGCGAGTGGAACTTGAAGCATCTATGACTGTGCCAGAAGTGGCAAAGCTGTTGAGGATGTCACGTCAGACAATCTACAACATGATCCGCGAGGGAAAAATCCCTCATTTCCGTGTAGGCACCAAAGTGCGTTTCAATCGCGCCGATCTTGATGCCCTAATGCAAACCAAACCTGTAACAACTGGAGAACCTAAATGAGTGAAATGACCCTGTTTTCTAAAGGCGGCAACACACTACCTGCCCACCTGAAGAACTTGCAACTTGATGCTACAACTAAAGCCCTGATGGGCGGCAGTGGTGTTAGCGGCAAGCGTATCTCTATTCGCGGCAACGTCTTCCGCATGATGGTCGATGGCAAAGAGGTTGCCCAAAACGAAGACCGCGCTATGAACATCATCATTGCGGCGGCGAATGCCAATGTATCGAGAACATACTATGCGGGATCCTACCAAGAAGGCCAAGCCACAGCCCCCACATGTTGGTCAAACGATGGTGTTGCACCCGACATCAAGTCTGAGTCACCACAAGCAAGCAAGTGCGCTGCGTGTTCACAGAACATCAAAGGCTCCGGTCAAGGTGATTCCCGTGCATGCCGATTCAGTCAGCGCCTTGCCGTCCTCTTGGAGAACGATATTCGTGGAGACGTTTATCAGTTGACGCTACCCGCGCAGTCAATCTTTGGTGCAACCGAGAACGGCAAGATGCCCTTGCAGTCATATGCAAAGTTCTTGGGTAGTCATGGTTTGCCCGTCACGGCAGTCGTCACTGAGATGCGTTTTGACACCGCAAGCGCAACACCACGGTTGACCTTCAAGGCAGTGCGCCCGTTGGACGAAGCCGAGTTGACGATGACCCAAGAGAAGGGTCAGTCTGCTGAAGCCAAGGTTGCTATTGCATCTACTGCGGCCCAAGCTGATGGGGCTACCAAGGTTTCTGCACCTACTGTTGTAGATACTGTTACGGGTGTTACTGTGACTCCTGAAATGACCCATGCAGTTGCCTCTGGCCGCAAAGAGCAGCCCAAGGTACAGGCTGAAGAAGTTGAGGCAGAGCCAACCAAGCGCAGCACCAAGAAAGCCGCACCAAAAGATGTGGCCGAGATCTTGGACGATTGGGCTGACGAGTAAAAGCAGATGGGGGGAAACCCCCATCTCAAAGGAGAACAACATGAATACATTTGGTACAGACCCAAAATATCTTGTACGAGCAGATTCGCCCGACACAAGTCATGAAGCCGCCGAGAGTGTAGACACAACAAGCCTAGAGCGTATTGTGTATGAGACCATTAAACAATTTCCTTATGGTTGCATAAGCGATGAAGTCCGTGCAATGTTTCCACACTACCCGTACTCTTCAATAACTGCCCGTTATCGGGCGTTGATAGACAAGGGTTTTATAGAGGACACAGGACTGCGAAAACCCGGAAAGTCAGGCCGTAATCAGCGTGTAATGAAGGTAATCAAAAAAGAAGAGTATGAACAACAGAGGCTATTCGCGTAAGTTTGTAGATGCGAACAATAAGGCAGATTCATTCCATGTGGGTGTGCAACTTGGTCGCATTTGCATTCGACGTGACATCCCAGTACAGGATGTAGCGGAGCACATAGGCGTATCACGGCAAGCCATTTACATGTGGTTCTTAGGGAAAGCACTGCCCCACCCGCCGAAGCGCAAAGTATTATGGGAACTGCTTGATCGCCTAGCGGCAAACACCGCAATTTGATTCCCCGCCCATGGTCTATCGCCAGTAGACCGGAAGGCATACCTGTCTGTAAAAGAGAGAATAATGACAACACGGAACTCCTTTCTTACGTCTGTGCTTGCTCCCGAAGGCTTGTGCTGCGTGGTTGGTTTGAAGAAGGGTGCGCCGAGGCAGACTTTTGTAGAAACGATTGCTGAGATTGATGGAGTCGTAGAGGGGCTTATCTCGCAGGGGTATGACGCATACTTTGGATGCGCCAAATATCTTCTGGAGACTGAAGGCCGCACAGCAAAGAACGCAAAATGGTTCAGGTCTTTTTGGCTTGATCTAGATTGCGGGGAAAACAAACCATACGACACACAAGCATCTGCACTAGATGCGCTCAGACTATTTGTTAAAGCAACAGGGTTACCTCGACCCACTATCGTTAACTCAGGACGTGGCATACACGTTTACTGGACGCTGAAGGAGACCATCGGTTACAACGATTGGAAGCCAACAGCCGAGACACTGAAGAAATTCTGTGCCTCATACAATCTGCTTGCTGACCCTTCCGTCACAGCAGATGCCGCTCGGATACTACGTGTACCCGAGACGCTGAACTTCAAGGACAACCCACCCAAGCAAGTCTCCATACTTATTGAGTCGCAGCCCGTAGAGTTCATACGCTTCAAGACGTTGATAGGTGCGGAAGAGGAAGACGACGAACCGCAAGGTGTGTTTGGTTCTGACTCCCCACCACGCCGCCCAATAGATGCAACGACCCGCGCTTTGATGGGTAACAGCATCTCGCGGTTTTCAACGGTCATGCGCAAGAGTGTTGAAGGGGAAGGGTGTGCACAGCTACTGCGTATATACAAAGAGCAAGAGACTGTTGAGGAGCCGCTATGGAGAGCGGGGCTATCAATCGCAATCAACTGCGAAGACGGCGAGAAAGCAATTCACAAGATTAGCAATCAGCATTCAGAATACGATCCACGAGAGACGTTCAACAAAGCCCATGCCCTGCTGGGGAAGCCATACAAGTGCACTACGTTTGCAAGTATCAATTCAGCGCCGTGCCAAGACTGCGCACACAAGAACAAGATTACTTCCCCGATTCAGATTGGCTCACGCATTGCTGAAGCCAAGGCAGAAGACAACATCGTTGTCATGCATAACGCTGTGTTGGAAGAAGAAGTCACAGTCGAAATTCCTGACTATCCGTTCCCCTATTTCCGTGGCAAGAACGGCGGTGTGTACAAGCGGGGTTGGGGCAAAGACGAGAAGGGTGAGGACAAGAAGGATGAGTTGATCTACGAGTACGACTTCTATGTCGTCAAGAGGCTGAATGATCCTGACACGGGAGAATCTTTGTGGATGCGTCTGCACATGCCCAAGGACGGGATCCGTGAATTCTCTGCGCCACTATCGAGCATTTTATCTAAGGACAAACTGCGGGAAATTCTTGCCTACCAAGGCGTTACCGCATACAACAAAAGATTGGATTTACTTATGGGATACATCACCAAGTGGGTGCAAGAACTTCAGCACCTGTCAGAGGCAGAAAAGGCACGGCAACAATTTGGTTGGCATGAAAACGATACCAAGTTCATCTTGGGTAACCGCGAGATCACGGCAGAGGGGGTGAACTACAGCCCGTCATCAAACGCCACTGCGGAGATTGCAAACTACTACACCAAGAAGGGCACGATTGCTGAGTGGAAGAAAGTTGCCAACATCTATGGAGCACCGGGGAATGAGGTACGTGCGTTCACTTTGTTTGCGGGGTTTGGTTCAGCGTTGTTCAAGTTCACAAAACTCAACGGCGCAATCATTCACCTGACAAACAACGGCTCCGGTGTAGGCAAGACAACCATCCAGTACATGGTCAATAGCATCTGGGGTAGGCCCGTTGAACCATTGATGAATCAAGATGACAAGTACTTGGCACGTATACACCGTATATCCGTGCTCGGCAATCTGCCGGGGACTATTGATGAACTGACTAACATGGTTGACGAGGAAGTCAGTGCAGTGGCTTACGCCATCACGCATGGCCGGGGCCGCAACCGCATGCAGTCGCAGACCAATGCTGAACGTAGCAACATGTTGCGCTGGTATCTAATCGCAATCACGTCAGGCAACAAGAGCCTGTACGATCAGTTGTACAACCTCAAAGACTTTCCAGAGGGCGAACTGATGCGGATACTGGAGTTCTCGGTATCCAAGAACGACAGCTTCAGCAAGGCTGAGTCAGATGCGATGTTCAACCCCATGTACGAGAACTACGGCATAGCCGGGGAAATCTTCATACGGTATGTGATTGCCAATCTGCCTGAAGTTCAGCGGCTACTAGAGAAGGTTCAGCGCAAGTTCGATAAGGCCGCAGGGTTCACACAACGTGAGCGTTTCTGGTCAGCAACAGCAGCATGCGCCCTGACATCGGGCATCATTGCCAAGCAATTGGGCTTGCACGACATCGACGTTTCCGCAATCTACAAGTGGGCAGTGGAGACCTTGAGCAGTATGCGCCTTGAAGTGCGCTCTGACGGCATGACACCTTTGAGCCGCATTGGCCAGTTCTTGAATGAAAAGAACAACAACATGTTGATCGTAAAAAGCACGTCTGATAAACGGTCAGGGCTGCTTGAAGTTCCGGTCAGAGAACCCCGTGGGGAGTTGATGACCCGCTACGAACCCGACACAAAGATGTTGTACATCTCTGCAAAGGCGCTGCGTGAGTGGTGTAGTAACAACCAGATCTCTTATAAGATGTTGTGTGCTGATTTACAGAAGAATAACATCACCAAAGGTGTTGTTAAAAAGAGCATGTCCAAGGGGTCTGACATGAATACGCCATCTGTGTTTGCGCTAATGATCGACTGCGCTGTTGCTACTGACCTTGACCCGGAAGTAGAAACTACTAAACATGACGATAACAACTGATACTGTACAGGTTGCTGTAGAATGGCATAAGTTTGTAGTGGGTAGTTCCTTCTACATACCGTGCTTAGATCGTCAAGGTATTGCGGATCAAATTACCGCCTCTGCTGACGAGCGCGGTATGAAAGTTAAGTCCCGATTTGTTTTGGAAAGAGGCACACAGGGAGTGAGGTTTTGGCGAATCACATGACACTGTGCTAGAGTTCACCCTAGCAACGGTGTTATTCTCTCCTTGAGTTGCTATCTCCTTGAACCCCGACTTCGGTCGGGGTCTTTTTTTAATCGCCGTATGCTTCTGCGGCGGCTTGCTTCAAGTAGGGAGCCAGCTTACGGTCAAGCTGTACACCGTGGTGCATCTCATTTGTAATACGATCCCGCGCTTTTACTGACTGTGTGATTGTCTTTTCACTGATACCCAGTTCAGGGTACTTAGCACCAAGCTCAAACAACTTCTCACGTGCCTCCATCATGCCGTCGGCGTCCCCTTCACGCATCGCCCCATAGTACTTCTTCAGCGCGTTCTTCTCTATAGCCTTGATGGCCTTACCCTTCTCGGTCATGTACGCATTCTCTTCGTACTGCTTCATCAAGTCAGCAGGAGCAAAGCCAAGCACTTGCATAGCAGCGTTGTATCCGTTCACATCCCCAACCGCATCACCGCGCAACGTGTTAGCCCCTTCGATTGCGTAGCGACCACCTTTAAAGACGTTGCGCAGACCCACAGGGAGCATAGCCTCAATACCACGCTCATACTGACCTTCAGCAATCAAGTCTTTTGCACGGAACAAACTGTCAGCAATTGAGTAGGGTGCACCCAATGCGGTTTCAAGGATTTGGGACAACGCACTAGCATCTGCCTTGCTACCCTTTTGCTCACGCCACAACAAGTCAGTCCAGCCCACACGGTCGGCAACGCTCAGGTTAGTGAAGTAATTGACTGGGCCTTTGAACGCAAAGTCACCAAGGAACTCACGCATGACGGTATCAAAATCATCGTCGTCATCGCCTTGGAACATGTTGTAAGCGGCCTCCGCAATCCAATACAAGGGTATACCCTTAACACCCGCAAAGAGCGCGGACATGCCGTAGATGCCAAGAAGTTGCCTACGAGCCGCCTTGATTGCTTCAAGCTGTTCACCTGTCGCACCCTTGGTAGGGAGCGAACGGATCATGGTGTCGAACAACATGTAGTACATGCTGAACGCAAACCGCTTGAACACCATCAAAACTTTTCCTATGTCACTCTGACCGAGGCTGGGGCCGGATAACGTGCTACCTGCGCCATGCGCGTATTCCACAAGTGAGAGGGCTTTATCAATTGCCTTGGTTTGCTTCTCAGCATTGCTCAACTTGGAGTTCTTGAGTTTTCCCATCTCCAAGTCATAGGCGGCAACGGCTGTGATCTCACGGTTCATGCGCTCGGCATGGTGGAACATGAAAGAACTTACCAACGCAGTTTGGCGCATAAGTTTGTTTGCGCTGCCGTAGCCCGATGAGTTGTTGTTCTCTGAACTTAGTGCACTCCGTGCGGTAGACGTGGCCAGTAGACCACGGGCTTTCATGGCTTCAATGAGGTCTTTGTATTGGGGAGCCTTCCCGTTGTTAACTAAGTTCTCAATGGAAGTCATGGCTTTTTGATCACTGACTTCGCCCGTCAACTCAGTAACCTTTCGTGACAACCCACTGCTTGTGTAGAGTTTCAGGGCATTTTTCAAGGCCACATAGGACTCTTTGAACCCATACTCACCACCCAGTTGCGGGAAGACAACCAACGGAGTTTGCAAAGTGTTAACAGCCGCAGAGGATACGTTACCAGCGAGGTTGTAGTAGAACGCACCGGAACTTGCGAACTGCGACCAACCGGACAGGGTGGGTTTCATAGCGAACGCACGGCGACCTTCAAACTCTTTAATGAGTTCTGTCCCATAGGTATTGACATCACCCCGTGCGGTATTAGCCGTTGCAACCATTTCTGTCACAAGACGCTGTAGTTCAGGGCCGTACTGCATACGCCCTAACTGACGTGCAGTATTACTGCTCACACGGTCAAACACATAGGCGGCATTGTCAATGTAGCCACCGATACCAGTACGTTTTTGGCGGCCCTTTAAGATGCTGGCTTCAGGCATGGCCTTAACAACAAGTTGTATCAAGTCGTCAATAGCATCTGTACCGGCACCGTTGTCTTTCATGATCTTCATGATTTCAGCCAACATAGTGCCAGACGGTACGGTCTTGGTTGTCAGTTGATCTGCACGGGAGTAAGCGTCAAAGTTTGTAGCACCACTGGCTTCTAGTTTCTTACGCGCAAAGTCACGTTCAGCCTCGGACTCAAAGGCTTCTTTCTTAGTGTCAGTACCCACGTCATACTGCAACCAGAACGGCCCTTCGCGGAACAGCGGCGCATAGTGGTCAACACGTACAGTACTTAACTCAAACAGAATCTTCTGGTAAGCAGACGCAGCCTGTGCTTTGTCACCCACCGTAGCCCCGATGTTGCGCTCAAGCGAGATTAAAAACTCTGCATCAAGTTTTTTGTAGGTGGCAAACAGATCGCGGTATAACTTCTGGCCCGTTGGTGTAAGTTTGTTAAATCTTGCACTGAGTTGCTTCCACTCGGCTACTTTTGTGGGGCTGCCTATGTACTTGCTCACGTCTGCGTATGGGTTTACGTCCACACGAGTAGCGTCATGTACCAAGGTAGACCACGCCTGATACTCAGGAGCCTGTCGAAATGCAGCTAAACGGTCATGCAACGGGTGCATGGCTTCAAGCATCTTCTCTTGATAACCCGCCATCTCTTCAAGGGTCTTGGCAAATCGAGGCGCAGAATCACCTAAATATTTGCTACCAGCTTCACCCAAGGCAGACAAGTTCAATGACCTGTACATCATGTACCGGCCTGTACGCCCAACCTTTTCTGCGGCCTTCCAAAACCCAACAGCCTTCTCACTGTTCATGACGGGTTGCTTGCGTATGGCCTCCCCCGCCTTTGCAAATATTTCTTGCACAACGTTGGGGTTGTGCAGGGACTGCGCGTACAAAGTTTCACCCGTGCGTGTCTCAGGTGGTGGGCTGATGATGTCGTTGAGCATGCGGTCAACCGCATCCAACGCAGTCTTATATTTAGGGGGCAAGCGTAACAACTGACGCACGGCGTTAACCAAACGCTCCCAACCAGTAAGTTTCTCACCAGTAGGCTTGAACTCTTTCAGGCGGTTGCGGAACGCATCATTGCTCCACGCCTCGCCTGCAAACTCTTGTATATCTTGCGCACCATAAGTTCCTTCAGTGCCTTTCTTCATTTGATTGAAGAGGGTCATGACCTGACGGGTTACTGGATGCGATGGGTTGTCCAGCGTGTGGGACATGGTTGCATGTGAAGACTCATGCAAGATCTCATACTCAGTAGCGCCATCACGCAGGTAGACGGTGTTGGTCTTTGGATCGAACATGGACTTCTCAGCGCCATATACGAGGTTCACATTGCCAACAAGTTTGGATAAGTTCTGCGCAAAGAGTTCTGCTGTCTTAGACGACCCACTGTCCGCCAGCCCTTGCAACGCACCCGCCAAGTTGTTGTTGGCAAGCTGTTGGAGCACCGCCGGGTGAGCCTGTGTATGTAATGCGGCTAGGTCTGCATCAGCTTCATAGCCTGTGGTGTCAGTGTCAGCGTTATTGTATAAATCGCCGTAGGGATCTTCCGCTGCCAACTCCCGTGCAAGACGTTGCATTTGGGCTTTACGTTTGCCCGCTTCAGTTTTTGTACCTTTAGCGTCTGCAATTTCTTCTTCTGTGGGGGCGTACTCGCCCTCTGCTTTGGCAGCAGCGGATTCTTCTTCCACTTGCGTCTTTGTACCCTTGCGGATGTCCTGCTGCTTCTGCTGCTTTGCCCGTGCTGTGCTAGAACGTCTGGCTTCTTTTGTGTACAGAGCAATCTTCTGGTCTAAGAATGCAACAGATTCAGGGGACAAGTTAGCACGTGACCATGCCTCGGCATTCTTGGCGTGGATACCACCCTGACCTTGGAAGAACGCAGCTTCGGCTTGATTGCCAAACAATGGCTCCGGGCCTTGCGGATTGTCCGCAAAGGATTTCATCTTTGAGTTGCGGTAGGGCTGTGGTTGGTACACCAAGTCGTTTGCAATTGCGTCAAGTGCAAATTCAGGGGCTACCTTGCCAAAGTAGGCTTTGGCATCTGTTGCTTGTGTGTCGAGCTTGACTCCGCGCCGACCAAGTTTCTCGTTGATTACGGGCAGTTCTGCGGACAGATCAGGGCGGTCTAAGACACCCCGTGGGGCGGCGGGGGCTTCTTGTCTTTGCGTTTCTGCTTGCTGGGTTTGAGGGGGCGCAGTGCCAAGGTCTACTCCTGTTGGTTCAGTTAGTGCAGGGGGCTGTTGTTCTTCTCGTGCAGCAGCACCTCCAACATCCTGCTGAGTAGGAACATCTCCACCTCGTTCAGGTGCCGCAGGGGTTGGGGTAACTCCAGCGGCAACGGGTTCGCTAACCACGCTAGGGCTTCCTCCACTTGGGGCGGCGTCAGGTCTTGTAACATCAGGTGCTCCAAATGCAAAAGTTCGGGTTTGCTCTTGCTGTTTTTGCTTGGTAGGGGAAAGCGTCTCAGCCTTCATCTCGGCACGATGTGCTTTGACTTCTTGGGGATCAAAGGTGCTGATCAGATCATCGTATGCGCCTTCATCAATCTTCCCCGCAAAACTTGGGTTCTCTAATGTCTGAATGAGATTGCGGCGACCATCAACGGTCTCAAGGTCTGTGCCCAACAACCCCATGCCAACTTTAGACCGATCAGATATCTTGAGATTTTTCAGTGTGTCCACAGTGACAGGATCACCGGGCGTGTTCGTAGCTACAGGGCCAAACGCAAAGTCACGTGTAGCTTGCTGCTGCTCGGCACGGCGCTGTTCCAGTGCGGGTTTGAACATACCCCCAGTGTTGGGGGTAGGTGGCACTTTGGCAAATGCACTACCTTTAGCTTTCTTAGCATCTTCTACCGCTTGCTCTTCTAGCAACTTAGCGCGTTGCGCTTCCATCTTAGCAATCTCGGCTTGAACGCCAGCTTCCGGGGTGTACCCTTCCTTGGGCCGCATTTCTTCCATACGAGCTTGCAATGCTTGCAACTCAACTTGGCGCTGATTGAAGTCGGGCAGTCCTTCAAAAGTAGCCGCTAAACCAGCTTCGCGTTGAGCGCGGTCATTTGCAATTTGAGCATCGTACTCAGCAGACTTTTCTGGAGTAAGCGTACCCGCAGCGGCTTCTTGAGCGCGTAGTTGATTGACGTATGCTTCGGCTTCCTTGGTATCTCGGAATTCTTTACGGGCAGTCAGACCTTGGCTTGTGCCCGTTGCAGTACCAAACACACCGCCACCGATTGCACCCTTAACGAACGACTCTTTGTAACGCTGGATGTTCTCGGGGTCAAGCATGCCCTTGGTGCTACCGGCAACTTGTTCTGCTGCGGCATTGATAGACTCCTGCGCAGCCTCAGTGAGACCTTCAGTCCCTGCGGTTTTGGCGGCTTCCTTGGCAATGTACTTCCACACCTTTGGCGCAGCACCGGACTCTTTGGCCAACTGCTCAACGACCTTCAGCCTGCCGTAGCCACCAAGCTCACCCAGCAATTTGCCGGGGACGATGGTGTCCAAGACGGAAGAGATGCCCCCCGCAAGCGCGGCGATCCCCGGCTCCATCTCGCCAGTTTCTCGGTAGATGTTCTCAAACACTTCGGGTGCGTTTTGTGCCAACGAGCCAAGGTACACGCCACCATACATTGCGCGTTTACCAGCAACCTGACCAGCTTGTTTAGCAGCGGTCTCTGCCACTGCCATACCAGCGCGAGACAAAGGGCCAACCGCTTGCGCAGCCCTCATAGCACCAGCACTAGCCATCCGTGCGGCTACAGCTTCAGCACCCACACCGGGGATCAGCGCAGTCAAGGCTGTTGGGCCAAGTTCACCAATAGTTTCAGCACCGTATTGCAGGGCTTCGTATGGGTTATCAATCTCAGTGTAAGACTTGAACTGTGTGGGGTACTTGGCTTCTAACGCTTGGCGTGAGACATCAGCTTCCTCCATCTGACGTTTGGCGTAGTCATCAAAGCCAAGTTTAGACGCGCCCATGGCGGGGAGGATATCTCCCAGAGCGATACCTGTTTCCCCCATACCACGCATGAAACCCTCTTTCAAGAGGGTGCCGATTCCTACATCTCGCTTGGGGATTTTAAAATCATACTTTTGCGCAAGAAGCCCCACCTGTTTGTTTAATTCCTCGGCAGAGATATTGTCGGCAAAACGAACCGAGCCAATCTTAGGTAGGGTAAGGATCATTACGGATTACTCCTCAGCCTTCATTAAATCCGCAAACGAAGGAACACTAACCCCGCCGCCACCTTCAGCAGCAAGCAACGAAGGCATTGCATTTGCGCTGTACTTTGTCCATTCTTGTTGCATATACCGTTGGGCTTCAATTGGGGGCATTTTTTTGGCTTTCTCTTGGGCAATGCGGTAATCAGAACTGGCTTGGAAAGCGGCATACGCTTTTTGTTCCACATTTGCCAAAGCCGCCGTTGCACGTTTATCCCCCGCCGCAATTTGACCTTTAATAATATTAAGTTTTTCTCGGCCTAATTGAAGCTGTGCGGCAGAAGCTGCTGCGCTTTGATTAAGCTGCCGCTTTTTAAGATCCAACTCACTCAACCCAAGTACGCCTTGATTATTTAAAGCTGCTTGTTGGTAATTACCCTGTTGTTGGGTTTGATAGAGGTTTAACTTTGCGGTGTCGGTGTAATGGTTACCAGTCATTCCAAGCTGTGTGGCAGTTTGCAAGTCTCGACTTGCCTCTCTACCCGCCGTTTGAGCAGCTTGGTAATTGCCTTTTTTGGCTTGAACCTTTTGTTGCTCAAAGTTATCACGTGCATCATCCAGCTTATCCTTAGCAGCGCGGTTTGCAGCTTCGCCTTGGATTAAAGCGGTAATACCTTCGCGGCCTTCTTTATTCAGAGCACCTGCAAGTGTGCCCTCTCTACTGCCAGCAATACCAAACCCAGCACGCATTAAGTTCAAGGCACGCCCAATTGCCGAATCTTTCTCTTGGGCAGCTTCACGTTTGTTGTACTTTTCTTCTCGGGCCGCATTACCGGGTTCGTCAAAACTTTCCAATTCTTTTTGACTGGCCTCAACAGCCTTATCAAACGCCGCTTTTGTTTTTGCAGGCATGTCTCCAATTAACTTGCTGTAGTCCGTCAATCCGGGCACAGGGGCCATTGTCATACCGGCAAGTGTAGGCATCTGGAAATTACCCGCGCCGGGGATTGCACCACCGGGAGCAGCACTAGGGGCAGCGGCGGGAGCGGCGGCACCGGGGGTGTTGGGGATGGGGGCGTCTGTATAAGCAGAACGGCGAGTATCTGGGTATGCGGCAGAGGGAGGTGGGGGCGCAGTGGAATCCCCAGCAGCATATCTATTCAGCATGTCTGAGTATGGCGTATTCCCGCCAGCCCCAATACGGGGGATGCCTACAGAATTTACATCAGAATCATAAATACCCAATGCCCGACCAATGCGCGGTACTCCTATAGCGTTGGCAGCAGCTTCACCTGTTTGTGCAAGATAGTTATATGGGCCAGCAAGAATATCCCCCGCCGCTGCTGGGAGCGTTAACAGTGCCGCACGATCACGCCGTGCTTGAGCTTCCCGTTCTTTGTTCCGTTTTGTTTGCTCGTCATCAGACACCAGTCCTTTGTTTTGATACCGCTCAACCTCCCCACCACCTTCAAACGCAATGATGCCACCGCCAGCATAGGACTGCGGTAGGTTAGATGGCAGGGCTTCAACACCTTGGCTTTCTTGGGCGGCTTGCTGCATCACCTGCTGGGCAATCGGGGGGCCATCTGCTGGGGGCTGTGGCATGCCAGCACCAGCAACGTTTTGCGCCATCTTGGCCGTGGCCTCTGCCAACTTTTTGGTCAGGTCTTGGATCAGGGGGATGCCAACATATGGTTGTATCGAACCGTTCTGAACACCTGCAACAAGACTTTTCTGTATGGCTTGTATCTCTTGCGGGTTGTTTGCGCGTCTAGCCATCGCTGCCATTGAAGCAGCGCGGCGTGACATATCATCTTGAAGGCTATTGAGGCTCATAATTTTTCCTTAGTGCATCGCGTTGTACAAGCCCAAGTTTGCAATACCTGATCGCACAGTACCGCCCTTCTTTTTACCCATCGCATTTGATAGCGCCGTAGCGCCGACCGCAGCCGTGCCAAAGCCTGCCAACTGGTTGCCTAGTGTAGGTTGCGCTTGATACTGGTTTGTAGTCGTACCGGGAAGAGCATAACCGCGCAACAGAGCGTTGAACTGGTTAAGGGACTGCATTGGCGCTTCTCTTCCTTGCGCGTAGTTCTGAATCGCTTGGTTGATGATCTGCTGCTCCTGCGCCTGCTGCTGCCCGCCAAGTTGATTCTGTAGGCTAAGGATGCCTTGTTGCGCAGCAAGCTGCTGGGTGCCCAACTGACCCAACTGACCCGCCGATTGATTAGCTAGGCCGTAACCAGCTTGTTGTCCTGAGACACCTTGAAGACCAGTCTGCGCACCCTGCATGCCTTGAGCCGTACCCGCCAGTTGACGATCCACCCCTTGCATACCGGCTTGGGCACCTTGAATACCCAGACCAGCCCCCTGCATACCTTGGGCTGTACCTGCAAGTTGTTGTTGTAGACCTTGAAGCCCCACGCCAGCCCCCTGCATACCAAGGCCGTACAAGCTACCCGCTTGGCCCAAGCCAGAAAGGCCCGCTTGTTGACCCGCCATAGCTTGGCCAATACCTGACAAACCAAGTTGACCGCCCTGCAAGGCAGTACCCAGACCAGATTGCGCCCCGCCCAAACCTTGAAGACCAAGATTGGAGCCGTACTGCATAGCCTGAATGGCTTTGTCGTAAGCGGCTTGTTGGCCCTGAGCACGAATGTTTTCTTGCTGTGTAGCCAAGGCACGGTTAGCTTCAGCATTCTCGATAGCCTGACGAGCACCACCAAACGCCCCCGCACGTGCAGCTTGAGATCCACGTTGGGTACGGGCAATATCAGCTTGACGTTGGGCGGCGGCTACTTGGATATCAGTAACATTTTGCTGATACGGCGACATGTAAGCACTGATTGCATTGCTTGCGTCATATTGCTTAGTTACAGGGTTGTATACATTTCTTGCTGCATTGGCGTAATCCCCCCCTGCGGCGGCTTGTTGAGCCGCATAGTTACGTGCTTGCTTTGTAACATCCTGTCCTAACGACTCAGCGCGAAGACCCATACGCCCAATGTCAGCGGCAGACTGTCCATACTCCTGCGCTTGGGGGGCTAACCCAGCGGCATAGGCACCGTATCCCGAACCCATGTTGCCGTAGTATTGGCCACCCTGCATACCCGCTTGCTGCCCTAACCGCCCGGACTGTTGGCCTTGCATACCGGCTTGAGCGCCCATGTTGCCGTAATATTGGCCCCCTTGAGTACCAAATTGTTGACCCTGTTGGCCAGACTGGAACCCTGCATTGCCGTAACCTGCGGCTTGAATGGCGCTATTTAAACCGCCTTGGCCAGCAGTGTTGGCGTAACCCGTTGCTTGGTTGAACTGACCCGGCATTTGCAAGTTTGCAGCGTTGTACTGAACCTGCTGCTGCAAGGGGCTAAACCCTGCTACATACCTTGAAGGATCGGCGCTGTAAGGTACAAAAGGTTTGGTGCCTTCGATTTCAAACGTGCTTGGTTTGCCATCTACGCCGGGTATTTCCTTGGTTCTAAACAACTCTTTCATTGCCCCGCCAAGCACTGTTTCAACTTGGGGACGAAGGTATTCGGGTATGTTGGATTGGTTAACCGTAGTAGTAGTTGGCTGGTTACCGCCCCCACCACCATAAATACGCCCACCGGGTTTTAAACGGGTTACGCTTTCACCAAGAGGTTCTCCCATTGCTTCAAGTTGCCTGCGGGAATAGTTCATATTAGTACCTCAACAAGGGTATTTCTGGGTTCAAAACCGGCTCGTGACAAAAGGCGCACCATAGACTCCCGGCAGAATGCTTGGATCTTAGTCGCACCACGAAGTTTTACCAAGGCTTTTAGTTGCTCCAGAAGCTCTGGGTTTGCAATAAATTTACCACCAGTTGTGGTTACAAACGCTACACGATGCAGTGGGTAGCTAATAAATGAAATAGTCATTGCCCCGTGTATTTTGTTCTCTTCATCCACTGCCACTAGCAAAAGCCACTGCCCCGAGGTTAAAAATGCTTGGACATGTGAGGCGTCATACCCCGCAGCCCACTCAGGGAAATCCCCGCTCTTATCAAGAGCTTCTTCAACAAATGGTTGCACCAGAGGCCAAACTTGTTGGACATAGTTGGCTTCAACCGAACGAATGGTAAGGGTCATTTTTTGAGTATCCCCGCAATCCCACCCTCTGCACGGCGCATCACGTTGGGGGTGCCACGGGAACCCGAAGACCGACCCACAATAGCTTTTGAAGGCCCAGAAGAAGTCGGCACTACAGGCTGCGGCTGCGGCTGTTGATACGAATCGTCATATCGCGGCTGTTGGTAACTAAATGGGGACTGCATTTGGTATGGGTTGTACTCCTGCGACGAGTACGGGTTGTACTGCTCCTGCGACGAGTACGGGTTGTATGACCCAAGCGATTTTTCATACTGTTGGTACGGGTTAAGCTCCCGCCGTTGGCTCTGTGGCTGTTGATAGCTAAACGGACTGTACTGGGGTTGCTGGGGCTGCTGATAGCTAAACGAGCTGTACTGCTGCTGTGGCGGCGGTTGTTGATAGTTGTACTGGGGTTGCTGGGGCTGCTGGGGCTGCTGATAGCTGTACTGTTGTTGTCGGGGTTGCTGGTACGGATACTCTACAGACATCGGCTGTGCGCGAGATTGCTGATAGGGTTGGTCATAATAGCTAAACGGGTTGTATTGCTGCTGCGGGGCGTTGGTGTACGGATTAAATGACTGTTGTGTCTGCATCGAAGGCGCAGACATCTGCGGGCCGTAGTTATTTAAACCACCGTAAGCCTGAAAATCCTCTCTATTTATACCGCTATTCCGCATAAATTCTAAAGTAGTACTAGCATCCGTATTAGGGTTAGCTTTACCAAAACTACCAATAGCATCGTTAATATCTCTACGCGACATGCCAGAGTTAAATGCTGGTGACCGCATGGGCTGTGTGCCATATAAACTAGTACTAAACTGTGTAGAGGGCCGTGCGTAATTTTGATACTGCGCATTGTAAACAGGCTGAGTAAACTGACCAGAACCTGCCATAGGTCTGCCAGTAGGGGAAGTCATACCCGCGTTTTGAATTAAGGCTTCGTAGTTGGGATCTGATACTGGCCCGCCTTGGGTTGTTAAAGCATTTCTAATGGCACTATCAGAGTAACCTTGTTGTAGCAACGAGTTGTAGTACTGCCCCGATTGGTTATATGGCGACCCACCAATAGCTTTAAGAGCGGGGTTGTTGGAATCTATGACTGAAGCCCCCGCAGTAGTACCAGTAGCTTGGGTTTTGTTAGTTACAGTGTTATTGGTATTATCGCCACCATAACCCCCACCATCAAAACCACCTATCATGCCCGCATTAGTGCCAGCACGAGCATTACCTTGGGAATCTGTACCCATTAGATTTGCTATAGTAGATGACGCATAGTTGCCCAGTCCATACCCTGTTTGGCCACCACCTACACCAGCTTGAGCCGCACCTGCGCCAGTACCAGCTAACCCACTACCAGTACCGGCAAATCCCATACCCCCACGGGCTTCTCCACCAGTAGAGGGATCGCCCCCACCTCCGGGGCCATCCCCACCACCACCGGGATAAAGACGGATGCCAGCCTGATAGCCGCTATGTTTGCTTGGGATAATCATGATTGTTCCTTACGCGAACATGTATTTGCGAGGGTTGATTTCACGGCCTTGGGACTTACGGCCAGTACGCGCTTGGCGCACTCTGTCCATCATGGCATAAAGTTGTTTGGCACCGGCATCGGAAGAGCCATTACCAAGATGAGAGACCACATCAGCGGGGACTACAAACTCTTCATTGGCCAAACGGGCAGGGCGTTTACCGGCAATGCTTGCGGGGATGCTATCAGACATGCCGTCACCCGGGCCACGTAGCATACGGCCACCATCAGAGTAGCCGCCTAGATCAGAGATGCCGCCACGGGCCATACCCGCTGGACTCATTGGTTCATCGCCAACCACATGGTCATAGCCACCCGAAGCTAGACTAGCAATACCGCCTCCAGCCAAGATGGCAGGGCGGTAAGTACTGGGATTAAATACAAACCGCCTCAGTGGGCCGTTGTATTCGTCTGGCTCCTTGGGGTCTTCCCTTCCACCAATAGCACCAGCCAAAGCCGCAGCACCTAGTTTGTACTTGTTGTCCTTTATGTACTCTGTTGGGTCTTTGGCTATTTTGTTCAGACCTTCCATAAATGAAGGTGGTGAACCTGTACCGGGGATAGCGGGGGCAGCGGCGGGGGCAGCTTGCGCAACGGCAGGGGCAGCTTGTGCAGCGTTAGGAAGAAGACTAGTAATGCCGGGGGACGCGGGGGCAGCGGAAGCAAAACTTGGAAGCCCGGGGACATCTAAAAAATTAGTACCGGGGGCACCGGAAAACCCTGAGAGCGCGGTCGGGGCAGCAGTTGCGTTCATTGCAGCCGCATTAGCTACAGTTGGGGCCATGCTAGTCATAGCAGCGGCAGGAGCAGCTTCAGCAGCGGCCAACCCAGCAGCCTCTGCACCACCAAACATGCCACCTAAAGCAGGGGCAAACGCTGCGCCTGCGCCGCCAGTTAGACCACCAAGGAGAGCACCTTTAAGAGGATCACCGCCAGTTATGGCGGCAGAGCCACCGCCTATTGCCGCACTAATCAGCGCCGCTTCACCAATTCCGCCCATTGCCATGATAGGCTCCTTTACGTTTTGTGATATTTTAGTGCTAAGGCGTCACTGTGCCAACTGCCCCAGCCCCAGAAACACCAGTTAAATTCCGAGTCATTGTGCCCCCAACAGGCCTAACATTGCCAACTGCCCCGGTTCCAGAAACACCAGTCAATTCAACTGGAACCTTAATACGCAACACATTTGTGCCAGATTGCAGTGTACCGCCTTGCGTGTCTCTATATACATCACCTAACCTCAAATTGTTGTAATCTGCATCGGTTGGGAGAGTCTTTAAATCTAAATTTAAACTAGCTAAATTAAGCTGTTGAACCGTGTTAATGGTGTTAAAGAACAACCTAATTACGTTGCTCAACGAATTCATATACGCCACATCGTACTGTGACGGAGCTTGTGGGATATTCGGAGAAGCCCGATTCTGAAGCATTGCCACGGGTCAGCGCCTCCCGTCAGGTCTGATATCGAGTCTAGGAGCGCCTAGCTGCCAAGTTGTGCCTACATCTGTGGAAGCCATCTTAAATATCATCTGCCGACCACGAGCGCGGGTAAAAATAGTCCCTGTGTATTCTTCGGTAATTACATATGCAGACCCTTTGGTAACAGTGCCATTAACCGCATTACCAGTACCAGACCCCGAGTTCTGCATGGGGTAGATCGTCATGGTGGTGTTGGGGGTTGGTATTCCTGACCCCGGTTGCCCCGCTATAGCAGAAGAACCTGTAAATGTTAAGTCGGGTAGCACGCGCCACACAAACCCAAAGTTGTGCCCGTCCCCGATATCAAACTCAGAGGAAGATATATACGCAGGTAGGGCATTTAGATTCCCAAGCACGTAGGAATCTACCCCGTCCTCATGTTGTACGAGTTCGTTATCGTATGTGGCAGCAATAGGTAGTGGCAGCAGACCGGAGTCTAGCCATGCGGAACGCCCTATATCTCCGTAGTACCAAATGTTTTCCGAGTAGTTGTACACCACGTAGCGGTCACTAAAATTAGAATCTGCGGAGCAGTAGAACCACCAGACTTCATTAAAGCCTTCGTTGGTGCTGCAATAAACTTGTTGCGCTTGCAGTGTGTTGAAATCATCAACTATGTAACGGCGCAGATCACAGTTCAATGTCTGCACCCGCCCGTCGTATTTATAGAATTTATCAACCGCCATCCAATACACCACACCAGAGGCAATAGTAACGGCGTTAGGGCCAATAATAGACACATTGTCCGCAATTAATTGCGCTGTCCATACATAGGGTGGCCCTACATATTGCAGTGAGTATATCGAGGAATCCGTGAACACCACAATCTCTTGGCGCGACTGTACGGCGGTAATGATTGATGAGCCATGAGACAAACGCAAGCTACCCGCTTGGTTAGTTGCCTCGGGTGACCACGTGTATGGGTCTTCTTGATCTGACCAGCGGATCAACATGGGGTCAAGGTAG